TCTACGGATTTCACCTTCCAAAACAACAATGGCTTTACAGGAGTTGAAGATGATGAAAATGTGTATTCAGTTTTAAATATAACTGAAGGTTCAAGTATGGACGCTATGTTTTCTGCAATTGGTCTAAAGATAAATGTAGATTCAACTAGTAGTTTAACACTACGAGGAGCTGGGGACTCAATCAATAGTCAGATAGAAAGATCTATCATTAACTTATCACCAAACGCGCAACTTAGTTTAAACTCTCTAGATCAATTTATAGAACAAGGTGACGATATTTATTTAAACGGAGTATCGTTCTCCCAAAACCCCTCTATCTTGAAATTTAATGGGACTACGGCTACAGCTATTCCAGAAACACGTTTTCTTCTTTTTAGCGCAATCCCTATTATATTGCTTTTGAATAAAAAAAGACGGCATCCGTAAGGGATACCGTTTTTATTTAATCGAAAAGTTCTCTTTCTAATTTCCTGTATCGAGCATCAGAATGCCAGACTTCATCTGTAGGGGGAGTATACACCCCCTCTTCAGTTTGAATCGGCTTCCCCGCCTTGAGCTTTAATGAAGACGGTTGATATATGTTCAAAGTCGTCGTTTTCGGACCTGAGTCTCCTACGCAGGAGGTCAGCCCGGTCAGAGGAATTGCTATCGCCAGCAGCCCGTAATTCTTCAATTTCGTTAATAAGTTCATTTTTTATCTGTCTATGTTGATTTTTAATTTGAAAAAAAGCGAGTCTGTTCCTTAATTCAAGGTAAAGTTGTAGACTCTTAGCTAGAGTTTTAATTAAAGACATCATGCTTCTTTTATATACACTCTAAAACTTGTTTCCACTCTATTTCCCCAATCACAGAAGTCAGTTTTTTAATATCAGCCTGAGTGAAATTTTGATACTGATCCTTTAAACTTGAAGGCATAGAAATCTGCTTAACTTTAGCGCCAGAGTTTCCAGCCATCTTGTCAGCAATGTCTTTAAATGAAACAGAATTACCAGTCCCGACATTAAAAATACCAGAGTCATCATGATGAAGCATACGATAATGCACCTCACAAACGTCTTCGACGTTAACAAAATCTCTGCTTGCTTTGGTCCTAAAAACTTTGATCTCTCCATCTTCTTGAACTTGTTTTATAAATTTAGTAATCGGACTCGCTTGGTCTCCCTTGTGCTCTTCGTGTGGACCATAGACATTAAAGTATCTAAATCCTTGATATGGATGATCTTCATTCAACAACCAATTGTCAAACATATATTTACTATAACCATAAGGGCTTAATGGCATGCAAAACTGATCCTCCTCAAAAGTTTCAGCCAAACCATAAACAGAGGCACTGCTAGCATATTGAAATTTTATCCCCATAGCCGCACACAATTGATAAAGAGTGCCAGAAAATATAAAGTTTTCCTGTAAAATCTTTTTTAAATCTTTTTCTGTAGTGCTGGAGTTAGCTCCAAGATGAATCACTGCATCAATACCATTCAAAGCTGGCAGATTGCCACCATTCTTTATGTCGTATTCTTCTACGTCTATCCCCCTTTTAGAAAGATATGGACACAAATTCTTTCCTATAAATCCTTCGCTACCTGTTACAAGAACTCTCTTCACAGAGTAATTATACTAAATCTCCCCCTCGTCTTCAACAATAATTTCTACTGTTTCTAAGAAAGGATAAGCATTGAGCAAATCTTGGTGTTCTGCAAAAGATTCTTCACTCCAACCCCACTCAGAGAACTTCTCTTCGTCATCCCAAGCAATTATTTCTTCGGAAGCCATAGATCCCACAGGCTTTTTGGACCAAAACTTGCAGCTCCAATATCTAGGGGTTGTTTTATCTTTCGCTGTATCACACTTGTGCCTAGCCCTAAAGCTGCGGCGACGAGCTGGATCATCACGCTTGATTTCCATATTAGGATCACCAAACTTAACCATAATAACATTGCCCGTTTTAGGATTCTTGACGTAAACCCCAAACTTTTTCTTCCCTCCTTTGAGGCGGAAAGGCTTATTTAAAGTTTTTTTCTCTGCTTCTGAGTAATCAATATCTTCAATTTCTTGATCTGATTCTGATGAAGCATTAATTTTTATGAAATCCAGACGAGCCAAAGCAAAGTCCAATTCATCATAATCGACAAATGCGAAACTAGTCTCTTCGACATAATATTCTTCTGAGCCTTTCGCTACATCTTGGTCTGCAGCCCGATAAGATTTCTTAACCTTACCCCCACGAACCATTTTTAAAAACATATTAACCCTAGCCATAGCCCATTGACCTCTGGTCTTTCCGGGCCTATGACTAGAACTAAATGCTCCCGCCCCACGGCGGTATATTTTTTTCAACTGAGTAAGAGAGACTTTTTTGGAATTTTTATCATTATGCTCTTTGACTTTATTCTTGAGAGCAGTAACGACTTTTTCTGAAAAAGTAATTTTTTTACCTCCATCACCTCCAGCACTGCCTTTTTCGTTCTTAGTAGAACCTTTTTTACGCTCACTAGGCTTAGATGGAGTTTGTGCTCCACCCTTAGGACCAGATCGCTTTGCAGACTGAGATTCTAGAAAATCCTTCGCTTCTTTAGAAAAATCGTATTCCATCAAAGTTTCTTACACTTCTTCTGAGAAAACTTCAGTATAAGTTTGAAATTTTTCTTCTTCGGTCATTTCTGACAATTGTTGAGAAACCTCATTGACAGATAAAGATGTAACAATATCTATCAACTCAGTAAAAGTAAGATTACTAGCAATCCGATTAACAAGAGTTTTTTCTAACTCTTCCTCTTGTTTTTTCGTTAGCCTTTTATCTTCAGACATCTACTGCTGTAGTTCTTTACTCTTGTAAATACGGAGGTCTGGCTGGTTAGAACCGTTCTCTTTGTATTTGTTCGGGAAAATGACAACCTCAAGCCTTTGCCCATCGATAGTCAAACTTCCCGAATAAAAAGGGTTTTCTCCACCCTTGCGCCATAGTGCGCCAAGCTCTCGCTGTGACCACTCGTTTTCTTTTTTGCTTTCTTCGCTCATAGATTAATATAGTTATTGATTAAATGTTTTTTGTCGTGGGGGAGTCCTGTATAACGCTTCTTAATCCTTTTGTAAACCTTTTTGAAGATTTTATTCGGATTTTCTGAATTATAAGAAATCAGTTTTCTCAAACGACGAGATGTTTTGCCACTCATTTACTTGCTATTTACCTTAGACAAGCTGGTTTTAGCCAAACGGCGATTGAAACGAGCATTGCGGTCATAAATTGTAATATAGTTATTGGTCTCCCCAAGGAACTGAGCATTAAATACATCGCCTTGAGTGGTGTGAAGGCCAAAGAAGCGGCCTTTAGTTTTCCGGACTTTATTGACAAGAGCGGTTTGGCTTTTGGTAAGTTTATTCATAACGACTTTATTATATAGACCTCGTCAAGTTTATCAAGCATTTTTCTTTATTTTATCCAAATCTATATTCTTACGATTGGAAGTTATTTGAGAACATATGAACTTGTTAATTTGTGAGTCAAACTTTTTTTCGAAATCAACTAGTCCGGTCGTGTCTTTAGCAAATTTTTGCAAAAACTTCTTGGAATATAACAATTTAACCCCATTTAATTTTAAATCAATTTTGATTTCATCAAGCTTGTTCGATAAAATCTTTAGAATATCCTTAGAGGATAATTCTTTTAGGAAAATATTACAATCAAATAAGTCTGAAATTTCTTCGAATATGGCTGGAGCAGGATCTTCTGAAGAAGAATTGAAGCCCATCGACTTGTCTTTAATCACAGAGCTTGTAACAAAAATCTTAGCATTAGAAAAATCAGCTATATCCCCATTATTCATCTGTAGCTTACCTTCCTTAAGTATCTCGGCAAAAATAGACTTAACAGAATTGTGCAATTTATGAAAATCATCAATGATAATTACGCTATTTGGATGTAGATTTATTTTTTCACAAAGTGACGTATTATTATTTCTTTCTGAAACAATCTTGAATTTAGCGTATTCATCTGAGAAGTGGACTCCACTATAATTCAAAACATTCACTCCTGTTTTATCTAAACTATCTTTTAATAGAGAACAAAAAAAGGATTTGCCCGAAGAATCCGTGCCTGTAATACAGTAAACACTAGGAGAAGAATCTTTTTTCCTCACTCCATAATTAGATAAAGATATCTGTTGGCCAAGCTCTTTGGCCACCGAAAAGTTGCCAATCAATTTCTCTGACAAATTTTCGACAAGACGAGAGATAATCTCTGGCTTACACAAAGGGTTTTCTTTCTTAGAGAAAAAATCTGTTAAGTGAGACTGAGTGACTTCTGGAATATTTTCGCTTAACTCCTTCCCCCAAGTAGAAAGTTTTTGCTCCATAATAGAAATCAAATCTTGAGCAGAAGAACTTGAGCTAATTTTTGCTTCTATCTGGTCTTGGAGTTCTTTTATAGAAGGGTCCAACTCCCAGTAACTAAGTTTGGATTGAGCGCCACAATGATCAACCACATCAATAGCTTTATCTGGGTAAAATTTATTCGGAAGATACTTTTCGCAATATTTAATTACATTATCTACAAAATTAGAAGTATACTTAACTCCGTGAAAATCTTCATAATAAGATGTTATGGTAGGCAATATCTGCTCCATCTGGAATTTAGATGGCTCTTTGATTGTCACTTTCTCAAACCGTCTGTCTAAAGCAGAATCTTTTTTAATTGTATTCGTATACTCGTTAATAGTTGTCGCTCCAATACAACTAATTGTTCCTCGCGCAAGTTCTGGCTTAAGTATATTCGAAGCCTCTAAAGAGTTCTCTGTAGTGCCTCCTGCTCCTACCAAGGTGTGTATCTCATCTATAAACAATATAATATTGTCATACTTCTTCACCTCATCCACAAACTTTTCCAAACGCTCCTCAAACTGCCCTCTATACTGCGTTCCTGCGACCATGCTAGACAAACTCAACGAATATATAACTTTATTCGTAATCAACTCTGGAGCTTCACCACTAACAATCCTTGCAGCCAAACCTTCTACTAAAGAAGTCTTTCCTGTCCCGGCTGGGCCGACTAAAATTGCATTTGGCTTCTTCTTTCGGCAAAGTATTGTAGCAATTTCAGATATCTTATCATCAAAATCTACAATCTTATCAAACTCTTTTCTTGAAGCTTTTAAGTTTAAATTTTCTGCGAATTGATCTAAAATGGGGTTTTCCTCAAACATGTCGGCCCAGTTTTGGACCTGATTCCCTTCATCCAAATACCAGTCTTCCATCTCGCCCCTTTCTATAGAATATTCTCCTTCACAGAACGCAGTGATGTCTTCGATAAGAGCGTGGACAATTTCATCCGTCAAAGTCTCAGATACACATTTGGGCATGCAATTTTCGTTGAGAAAATTAATTAATACAACCTCCGGGCTGATATAATCACCTCCGAATAATTCTGTCTGGATCTTCTCACAGTTAGAAAGAAACTTGTTGACCTTCGGTGTGAAATCTTTAGAAACCCTTTTTGTGGGCTTCTTAGCTGACATGATTTTAATTGAAGATATCTGTAAGGGAGACAATATGTCTAAATTACCAAGAAGAGTCTCACATGACAGACTCAGATCTTCTAAGAAGCAATGGAACAGAATATCTAAATCAACCCCATTTCTTCCTGATTTAAATGCTAACTCTTTAGACCTATTGAAAACACAGCGGATTTGAGGAGTAAATGGTATGTCTATCATTATTTTTTTAAATCTTTCAACTTCATCATAATCTTTGTGTCGATTAATCTGACGGAGTTCACAAAACTAGTATCACGGTTCTTACTGGCATTCAAGACTAATATCGCATCTTTAGACATTTTATTGCAATTAAGAAACTCTGTTAATTTTTCTTCTCTAGAATTATCCATAAGAATGAATTTAGAAGAAGCTGTATTATCTGAAGCCTCAATGATCATATACTTATTGCCTCCTTGAGATATCCTAGTAAAGAAATCTTTTACTTGGCAGACTGTTTTATAATTAGATTGCTCTGGGAGATCCTTGACTTCTTTCAAAGTGTTAAGTGTCCCATAGCCCTCTTCAAAACATTCTTTTAAATCATGAGAATAACTATATCCAAGCAAAGAGTTTTCATACCACCAATTAGAAAGTTTTTGATGAGATTTGTTTTTGTCATACATATCTCTATAGTTTTTAAATTTTTTACTAAAGGTTTCAAACCGACTAGGCTTCATTATTGGCCTGTTATCATCTGCTAAAGCTCCCGTATTTATAACTTGAGATATCGCTTCGAGTATATCTTCTCCGAATCTGTCTTTAAATAGAATAAAATTTCTTTTCTCTCTATCTGTTAGGATATTAAAAGCTTGACTCTCTAGAACTAAACGACTTCTAGTTTTAGTAGACTCATCCATCGCGCCAGCTTGGATTAATGCTGATAAGATCGATATATTAATACCACAACCTTTTGCTGCAGTGAATACTTCATATTTGCTATCAAAACTTTTGCCTCGAAAAGCAACTAGACTTTCTATAGACTTGGATGAGATACCCTTAATACTATTCAAACCGTATCTTATATTATCGCCCTCAATAGAAAAATTAATATCAGATTTAAATAAACTTGGAGGTAATAACCGAATACCAAAATCAGCAAGCTCTTCGTGAACAGCTGAAATCACAGACAAAGGATCTGGATCAAATTCAGAGGATTCTAAAACAGAAAGGAAAAACTCTTTGGGATACTTGTATTTCAGAAATACAGTCTTTGCTGCAAGATCTGCATAAGCAAAACTGTGGGATTTATTGAACGAGTAATCAGCTGAAGCCTCTAGAGCCTCCCAATAAAAATCACTAATACTTTCTTCTAACCCCAAAGATTCTCCAGCTTCGTATATCCGATTTTTCCAAGCTGGCATCTCATCAGCTTTTTTCTTGCCCACAATCCGGCGTAGAGTCTCAGCCTCTTCCAAAGTTAATTCGAAAACTTTATTCGCTATCTGCATCAATTGCTCCTGATACAAAATAACATTTTTAGACCAAGACAGAATTGAATCGAGTTCTGGATGAAGATTTAAATTTGTAGAGGAGTATTTCTGTCTAATATATTCATCAACGAACTGCAACGCTCCGGGCCTTGCTAGAGCAACTACGTCAGATAACTCGTCTAGATTTTCTGGCTTAACATCTTGGCAAACTCTGTAATTAGTGTCAGCAGATATTTGGAATAATCCTTCTGGATGGTTGAAATTTTGCAAGACTTCATACACAAAAGGCTCATTTGCGTCTATATCATCCAAATCTATATTCAATTTCGAACAAGTTTTGTGAGCAATCGTCAAAGTCCTCAACCCCAAGATGTCAAATTTTACCATCAAATCCGCTACATCATGCATATTATAGCCAGTAATTACATCCCCATCTTTGGTTTTTTGGAGCGGGACTACTTGACTAATGTCTTGAGAACAGATGGCAATCCCTGACGGATGCACACCAGTGTTCTTAATCAAGTTTTCTATTTTTTTAGCATTTTCAAAAGTATTGCGGTGAATTTTTGCCCAAGATTCAAATTTTTCATTTTCTTCTTCTGCTTTAGATAAAGAAGAAACTTTGCCATGATTTTTAGGAATCATATCACTAACCTTATTAGCCTCTTCCTCCCTAGCTTGATCAAAATATTTCGTAGCCTCTCTTATGCAAAGTTTAGAGCTAAAAGTGTTGAATGTTAAAATTTTTGCAGTCCTACCTTTATGCTTCTCTTCGATATACTGAATTACCTTCTGTCTCTGCTCATAACTAATGTCTGAATCGACATCAGGGAGAAGACTCCCCACAAGAAACTCTTTATTCCGTTTATCATAGACTTTCTTAGCTCGGCTCTTAGAAACAAAACGCTCAAAAAATAAGTTGTGAGGGATAGGATCGATATTAGTTACCCCCAATAAATACAAAACCAAAGATCCTGCTGCTGAACCTCGACCAGCTCCAGTTGGGATGTTGTTTTCATGGCAGAAATTAAGAACGTCCCAGTTAAGAAGGATATAATCTGTGAAGCCCAACTCTTCGAAAGTTTCTAACTCTTGCTTTGCTCTAGCAAAATAAACAGATTTATTTTTATATCTTGTTATTCCTTTGTCTCTTAAACCCTTTCGTGCTAACTCATACATTATTTCCTTTGTAGAACTGTCAGCGCCAAGGCTCAAGCTTTCTAGGACTTTTAGAGAAACATCTGTCTTCGGCAACTCAACTCCAGCTGGCTCGCAATCATCATATACTGTAAAATCTTCAAACATTATAAATTCATTTGTTTTTTTAGTGCCTTGAAAACTTCGTAGCATTTTTGGTTATCATATAAAGCATTGTGCAAAAGATCGTCATCGAAATCTATACCGAAAAACTTAAGTAGCTGTTTCTGAGAAACCCTAGCCTTAAGAGAACGATCATGTATAATCTTATATTGCCAACTTAATAAATTATCTTTAGGTTTCTCCAACTCTTCCCTGTAAGCCTTACCGTAAGCTCTAGTGTCATAAATTCTTTCTAAATAACTATAATCTGGAGTTTCACCCAAAGCCCTTTGCATTGCTGCCACCATATAAACATCAAACCCCAATAAATTTTGGCCAATGACTTTATACTCAGGATTGAACAAATCTTTTTTGAAATCAGCCCAAACATTTTTTAAAGGCTCCTTTCTCCGATCATATTCTTCCCAAGTAAATCCCGTTAATTTAGCCACCGCTGAATTTATCTGAAGATCCTTCTGATTAATATAACGATCATTCTCTTTTATAATTCTATCCCCCTGACATATAAGCCAAGAGACCTGCCAAGTCCTAGAAGAATGAAGGTTTAAACCCTCCGTCTCAGTATCGAACACTAAATATTTTTGATTATACGGTAACATCTTGGTAAGACTCCCAACAGAAATCATCTGAACAGAAGTGGTCTAAGTTTGGTCTTTGAAAAGTAGGCGCTCGCCCTTGTGATCTACTGCAAGAAGCCTTATACATTTGGAAAGCATCAAAGTCATTCTTGTCTTTATGCAAGATGGTCTTAACTTTTTCTGTTCTGACCCCCAATCCCTCTATAACAGAACGAATTTGAAAATCAAAAGGATGGTTATTATCTTCAATAAAGTAGACTGGATCTAAATTCTTCATGGAGAGATACGAAAGTCCAAAATGGAAAATATTATTGTAAATGTAAGAATCATAAAAAGGGACTGCAACTTGTAAATTTTTAAAATCCTCTTCTGAATATTGGTCAAGGACAAGACTGTTATTATCACTCAACGAGGCATTAGAATACAATAACTTTAAAGATTTAATTCCTTCATTGTTCTTGGCAAAGAAAACTAATTTACTCGGCCTCTCTTCTTCAGACATCTCATCGTTAACGACTGACATTGTTAAACCAAAGACTAAAGGGATACCACTTTCTTGAAACAAGTTATTAAATACCCGAAACCCATAAAAGGAATCTTCTACCATCACGACTCTCTCCAGAGAATTACTCTGAGCAATGTCTAGAATTTTTTCAGCAGTCAGAATAGATTTGCCTACACTGAACTGACTCTTGAATAATGGGGTCACGAAAAGAACTTAGAGAAGATCTGTGCTCTTGTCAAATGAAAAAGAAGGGCATCCTGCATATTTTTTCGTCTCTATCTTCAATCCTATCCCATCATCCAGCATCTCTTGTAGATTTTCTTGAGTATAGGATGACTTTATGAACTTGTCTCCCTCTCCTAAAAGATGGTAATATTCAAATGGGAACTTAAATGGGCAATGCCACATCAAATCTCCGTTCTTTTTCAATTGTCCAACATGAGTAGCTCTACCACAAACGATTTTACCAGCGAAACCTTCTTCCTTAGCTGGATAACCTTTGTCCCAAGCAAGGCCACTAAGTGCGGTATCTCGGTCAAAATTATTGATCACCTTCTGAACATCTGTTAAAAAATACTCAAACCCCTCTAGGTCTAATTCGTCCAACGGTTCCATAGCAAGGAGACCTTCTCCATTTAAGTCGAACTTCAAGAATAAGAATTCCATCCGCCTCTTGAGATAATCAGGATACAAGTATTTAACGGCCAGACAATACATATAATCCTGCATGTTGTCTGTATACTCCTTGCCTTCAAAAATACTTTTCGAGGTTTTAAAGTCTCGGATTATAGCTGTTTTTTTTCTTTTAAACAAAAATAGCTTATCTATAAACCCTAGTATCCGATAATTTTTATCTCCCTCATTTACCGATATATCAAAATCTTTTTCTGAAATGGACTCTGTAGGTTTTCCATTAGTATCTCCAAAAAAATCAAAATTTAAACCTTCTACAGTCATTTTGTTAATAAGATCCATGTTTTCAAAATCATCGATCTCATACTTTTTAGCATAAGCTTCTACCAACCGCTTTATAGGAGGGCTAACATTTATATCTTGAGCTTTAATAATATCTCTATAATGTTTCCTGTGCCTTGGATTCCCCAAGTTCTCGAAAACAGCGTGGCAAATCGTTCCACGCAAAGAGCCATGATTAGATTTATCTGGCAGACGCAAATGATACTTGGCCCAATATTGCCAAGTGCAGGTTTGCATTGTTTTAATGCGTGAGGCTGAGAGAGGTTTATTTTCAGATTTCTCCATAATGGAAGTCGTATTTTTTTTCAAACTTTCGCAAATTAGAAGCAAACGTCTTGTTGACCCCACGTTTATTCATCTCTTTAGCGAAATCAATAATGTTAGCCATTGATTCATTATGAGGCATTACATTACAATATTCAACAAATTTATCCAACTGCTCTTTACTCATATCTCCAAAATCATTTTCTGGAGGAGGAGCAAAATATATTTTTTCAAAGTCTATTTGGTCAGATAATTTAAATATTGATTTGATAGCCCCTTCAAAACCTCTATTGAATTTAGAATTAAAATCATTATTAAATGAAATGAAAACTTTATCTATACGTAACCCATTTAGTTTAGCTATAAATCTTGGGGATATGTTCAAACCGAAAGAAACTAAAACATTTTTAATTCCATTATCGAACATAGAAACACAATCTCCAATAGACTCAACAATATAAACGCTCTTATTAGATTCTATTGCAGAAGAAACCTCATCAATTGTGTGATATGGATAAAACCAGTCTGAACAGCGCCCATTGTGCAGCCACTTGGGTCTAGGGTCTTCTGTAACCTTTCTCCCCGAAAAGCCGTGTATACGCCCGTCAGGACGGAATACGGGGAAAACAACCCTCTGGTATAGTTTGCCTGACATAGCCAAGCCACACTTGAATTTTTTTAGAGTATCTTCTGAGATCCCTTTATTAAAATAAAAATCGTAATGAGGTAATAATTTCTGTAAACAAGATTCTGGGAATGACTTCTCTTCGCTCAATAGTTTCTTTTTGGGAGTCTTAGTATAAATATTTACACTAGCATCCTTTAAATAAGAACTTAAAACAGTTTTATCATTTGTATTTAGAGTTTTACTTAGTAAAGCTTCAAAAGGTAAAAATATAGAGTCTTCAACATAATCCTTCCAAACCCCAGTATCTTTGTAAATTTGCAAAGCTGTAGAGTTGTCTCCTGATCTATATACTGCACTAGTTCTCCAATAAGAACCGTGATCCTTAAGTCTATAACCAAGTTCCTCTAAGACTTGTTTATAATCCATAATTTAAAATGGGACGTTTGTTAAAACAACAGGAATAGTCTCCGAATCATTACTCACTACTTGGACATCTTGGTTGTTCATCGAATTAACGATATCTTGTAAATCTCCTCTCTCAGTGACTTTAAAGTTCTCAATCTCTAAATTAATAAAATTATTCTTGTTTGAACCGTCTGGCATTTCAACAGGGTTGATCGCACGGAGTGCATCCTTACCCAAGTGACGAGCTTTTAAATTGATTAACTTGTGAGTCCCAAACCTATTACCCTCTTCATGAATTTCATCTGGAATCTTCCTGCGAAGCAAAAACAAATGAGAGCAAAACTGAGTAATCCCGTCTGAAAGAGAGACAACGCTTTCATCATCAACTATAGAATCCGCCCCCCTATTACCAGTAATCCCAAGCCTGTTAGCTTGAACGGAGGTCATCATTGATACACATGGCTTTCCATCAAAACAAAGATCACGATGGATTGTTTGCTTAAACTTGTGAACCATCGAAGCGACCTGCTGCCAACCGTCGATCTTGCCTAGATTATTGAAGTCAGTCTTGATATAATCAAAACTAAAAATCATGCGGTTACCTCTACCGACCTTAGAGTAATAAAATCTCTTGAGCAAAGAACACATCTCATCAGCAGACATCCCCGCTACATTTTCATAATAAAACCTCATCTTGCCCGATTTAATTTTACCCCAAGCCGAACGAACTTTCGCTACTACCTCTTCAGCAGTCCAGTCTCCATAACTCGAACTCCTCCACTTACCGCTTTGCAGTAAAAATATAGGTATTCCTGTCATAGCGGAACATTGGCGAAAGATAAGTTCTTCCTCGCTCATCTCACCGTTATCAAAGTGAAGGACAGGTATATCATACTTAGAAGCGGCTCTAGTAGTATAATCCATGCAAAACTGAGTCTTACCAACTCCAGAACGAGCGACTATAACAGAGATGTTTCCCTCTAAAAGGAGAGAACCATAGATGTCATTTATGCGCTGGTGTGGCCCCATCATACCCGCCTCCTCTATGGGGTTATTCCCCCGCTCTTCAACAACAGACTCCATGATCTCGAAAAGATCAACGGGACCATCGTCACTTATCTCAAATTGTTTTATATTCTTGTTGTAAAGCTCATCAGCCTTATCTATAATCTCAGAATATTTTAAGTTAGGATCTGTCTTCTTTACAAAACTTGCTACATCCTTACACGAAAGATAAATCTCCCTACGAGCAGAAAACTTCTTCAACTCTTTAACTGAGGAGATGAAAACATCTTCATTGATCTTTTGGAAAGCTAGAGAATAGATATATTCAGAAATGTCTATACTATCTGGGAAGCTGACTTTTAATTCGTTTACTCTTTGAATTAAAATCGTTTCGTCTATCACTTCGGCATTATCCAAAGCATTCCTAATTAACTTGAATATAGATATGTGGACTTTAGAGTCCTCACTATAAAAATCCTTATCATTAAGAAAAGTAGAAATTTCTTCCCACTTATAAGGATGTTGGAGTAGACCTTTCAATACAGTCTTCTCTAGATCCATATTAGAGATCATTGCCCCACCTCCCCTGTAGACATTTCAATCAGTTTTGTCAAAGCCATATCGACACAAGCATTTTCAGTCTTAGTAGAAACACTTGGTTGGCCCAAATCATTAATGTAAAACAACACAAAACCTTTGTTGCCTCCAGTAGGAGATCCAGTGCAATCAAAAAGTTTAGTGAGTATCACTTGGGGTAACGTATTGTCTGTTTTATCTAAATGACTCATATTAAGTTTAGCTCCTCAAGAAGCTCTTCATTAAGTGTATCGCTCTCAACAATTCTCACAAGTCTAATTTGGTTAATTTCACAGAAATATTCCTTATGCTCATCCCTCTGTAGTTGAGATAAAAAATTCTGCCTAGAGTTAGAATGAAAAAATTTATTAAATTTATAATGTTGATTCCCGTCCACTTCCAAAGCTATTTTTTTATTAGCATTATAAAAGTCTAAGGTCATTCTTGTCCCAGCCACGGGGAACTCTTCGAAAACTACATCTGCATCCCAATAACCATGCAGCAAGTCTTTTACTCTCTTTTGAATTTTAGACCTACATTTTTTATTCCAGTCTATTAAATACCTAGTGGAATTTTTGATCTTTTGTTCTTTGCCAGCTTTAGTTAAAAAAATCATGACAATATCGTCTCGCGCACAAACTTTCTGAGACAATCAGTCAATTCTTGACTGCTCTCAAGCAATTCATACAAAGATGACATACCTTGATACTTCTCCTTGATCTCTACACCAGCTTCTTGAGCGTAAGCTATAATCTCAGCCTCTACAGAGAACCAAGCTCCAGATTTTTCAATATAACCCCACATTAAGAGCATTTCGATGATTTCTCTTTCCACCCAAATTGATTTTCCGTTATCACGACCATGTTTGATCGGATATCTGACTTTAGCCCCAGTGCTTTCATTAGTAGATTTCTGAAAATGGACTTTGGCATAATGACCTATAATTTTATTATCTGGTCCGGGTTTAGCATTAGGATTCTGGAGAATCAAATCAGACTGATTCCTTCTCTCGAAATTAACAATCCAATCTGGGTAATGAAGAGCTGCATTGCCACCGCTAGAATTGGTCTGATTATTCGGGTCTCTTGGAGCATATTGACTGATCTGTATGGTTGACCGAACCTGTGAGATCATTATACACATGTGACCAAATTTACTCATCCCAAGACTAACTCTTTTTAGAAAATCAGATGTCAATGCAGCACCAGCTGCGACTTTATTCGCATCACTAGATGTTTTATCGAGATCCCCTTTCGAAATTAAGCCGTCCATGCTATCGATGACAATGCAAAATTTTTCTTTATCAGGATTATTCCTCAATAACTCCCGTAAACCATCAAAAACTATATCATATATATTACACTCCCAAACCAAGCAAGTCCCTAGTTCCCAATCTTCTGGATGACTGACAAATTTGAGACCAGATCTCTTCATCACATCGTTAGATAAGCGCCCCTCTGCTTTAATATACAAAGCCTTACTAGCTTCAACAGTGTTCATCATATTCAACATGACTTGCAGGGCTTCATTAGTCTTACCTCCTTCGTTGCACCCTGTGAACCTCTGCAAACCACAACCCAAACCTCCCCCCATATATTGGTCTAAAATCATAGACCCTGTCGAAACAACATATGGTTTAGCAGTCTCTTCAAAATTATAATGATACTCCTTCTGAGCTTTAAAAAACTTCGTCATATACTCCGAAGTCCCCGTAGTTTTATTCTCTTTCTTACTCATCTAAAAAATTTCTTAATGTTTTCTTCTTGTTTACAACTGCATCCTCTCCTGATTTTTCTTCTTGGTCAACCATTTTCTGGATATTTTTAGGACGATAATGAAACTCCCTATGTTTCTTTACCAAATAATCACGACCGTCCTTGCTTAAAAAATACTTTATAGACCCATCTAACTTGAAAGGAGGTTTAACTTTAGACAAAAAATCTACATCATTATCGAAAGCCTTAAAGACCTTCGTAGCTGTCATTATATCTAGCTTGTAATCGCACGAACGACCTCCATCAAGCATTCTTTTTATAAAGTCCTTCCTCTCTTTGAAAAAGGAAGGTTTCTTTTTGGAGGAAGCTTTCTGGAAAACATGTCCACAAGAACATAATTTCGTAGAAGCTGCACAGAGCAAATCACATTTGGGGCAAGACTTTTTCCCTCTAGGCATGTTAAGAGCCTAAGCCTTATCAGAATCAATGTCAACTGATAATTCGGTAAGCCAATATGAAACCATGTCTGCCACCAGCCCTTTGAAGTCAAACTCTGGTTCCCAATTAAGGGCTTTCCTAGCCTTAGAAGAGTCGCCTTTGAGCTTTTTCAACTCTTCTGGCCTATAAAACTTAGGATCACTTTTCACAAAATCCTTATAATCTAGATCAACAAAACCAAACGCTTCCTCGCAAAAGTCCTTAACAGAGTGAGTCTGCATTGAAGAGATAACAAAATCTTCTGGTTCGTGGTGCTGCAGGATAGAATGCATCGCTTTCACATAATCTTTAGAATGGCCCCAATCTCGATAAGATTCCAAATTTCCTAAAACCAAATCGTCCTGTAACCCCAAGTGGATTGCTGCTACAGCTTTAGCTATTTTTGCTGTAACAAAGTTTTCTCCTCTACGAGGGGACTCGTGATTAAACAAAATACCATTAGAAGCAAACAAATTATAAGAGTTCCGATAATTTCTTACAATACAATGAGCAGCCAACTTAGAACATCCATAAGG